AAGGAGCTTGCTCCTTACGTAGTATCCAGATTCCCCGGAATTTGGTGCACTCGTGTGGACGAACCCCAGCCACATCCCTCCTGGTCTTTGACCGGTAAGGAAGAACCGTACCCCGATATGGAGAAATCCTCTCGGGATCGGTGGTTACCACTAAAGCATGTAAACTACATGCCGCGGTACAAGTAAGGCAATCACTCACGTAGACTCACCTCTGCACTTGGCAGAAGGGCTAGCACCCCGCTCTCCAAGGAGTCATCCAGAACGTCACGCGTCTCTTAAATAACAAAAAGAAGCTTTCATTAATTATAATAAAAACTCTTCAGGTGAGATAAGAGTAAGTAAATGGATCCGTAAGCGAGAGCTTATGCGGTTCTTTTATTTACCAGTTCACGTGCTTGGTTTGGAAACATTATGGAAGAAAGGGTTCAAGCTATTATACCTTGAAGTAGATCAATTATGGTCTAAATCAGGGATCAAGTTCACTTCTCAATATTTGAGTGAGTGTTCTCGAGCTTTAATATGCTGGGCCGGAAACGAGGAATATGTTCAGGGTAAAACCTGGATATCCTTGACGGCGTCTGGTCTACCTAAGATACTACCAATTTATCTCAGAAAGCAGATTACCACGTTTAAACGTGGGTCTGACTCTGGAAAATTAGTTCTTAGGGTTACGCTAACTGTGCTAAGTGTGTATCGTATTATGGGTTTTGCTCCTATTTATAAATGGGAGACAATAACCGGTCCCTTCACAGGGACAACACAAATACTTCCCGAATGGGAATTAAAGCGTGTCATAAAACATATACGGAAGATCGACCATCTCAAGAAACCGGACTTAACTGATATTTCAGAAAGTGCGGGTCCAAACTATCCGCGGGCTACTTGGTCTTCAGCCAAAGACGCTATCGCACTAGCTATGCACCCTAAACAGGCGCTAGCTTGGGTACGATGGTGTCTCCATTATGAGTGGCATTTGCCTCTCGTATGGTGGCTTTGGATTTTAATAGTTGCCATGGTAGTTTATCCTAGCATAAAGATTTGCGCATGGGTCTCACAAGCCTTTTGTTCACGTTCTTTTCGAAACTTTGTTCCCTATTTTGGGGACAAGCTGAAAATAGGTAAACTATCAACTGTGATGGAGGCCCGAGGGAAGGTTAGGATAGTTGCAATTGTAGATTATTGGAGTCAGATGATTCTGAAACCTCTACATGCATCAATCTTTCGTTCCTTAAGGCTCATCGATCAGGATGGTACCTTTGATCAGGTATCTCCGATGATGAAACTCCTCGACCGTGCTAGACTATCCAATAGTAGGATAGCTTCATTCGATCTCTCAGCCGCTACCGATAGATTGCCCATTGAGCTCCAAGTTCAGATACTTAATCTGATGGGAGTTCGGGGTGATCTATGGCGAGCGTTGCTGCAGAGACCTTACATTTATGTAAGTAAGGATGAAGATGGGAATTTCGATTCTCAGGTGTATGAGTATGCCGTTGGGCAACCAATGGGAGCTTACTCCTCATGGGGTATGCTTGCTTTAACACATCACATCATAGTTCAGATCGCGGCAAACAGGGCTGGTTTCCAGTCTTGGTTTCGTGATTACGGAATCATTGGTGATGATATTATCATCGCTAATGACCTTGTAGCGGAATGTTACAGGGCTTTGATGAACGAGCTTGGTGTTGAAATCAACATGACTAAAAGTCACTACGGAAACGTAGCCGAGTTCGCCAAAAGATGGTGCCACGTCACTCTAGGAGAGATAACTCCTATTGGGGCAGGTAACATTTTGACTGTTGTTAGAAACATACGATTACTACCAAACCTTGTCATGGATTCATCCATGAAAGGTTATCCTAATATCTGGAACATAGTACATAGAGCTGCCGACCAGCTTCCTCATACTCCTGGTGGAGTTATGGGGGCACTGGCGGTGCTTATGTTCTGTTTAGGTCCAAGCGGTATAGTCCGTAGTGGAACCCAATCACCAGCCGAATGGCTTGGAAGATGGGCGTCACTATACTACGGAAACACAGTACTATTACCTTATCTTCTTTCCGTTATCTTATATGCCGAAAGGCTTGTAAGAAACGAAGAGATTGATAGGGAAAATTCCCGTCACCGCGAGGAACAAAGTCGTTTTCACGAACTTTGGACTCTATATCCGCAATCAGCCTTTGTTAAGACTGGTCGATGGTATATTAGAGTTTCTCCTGATGCGCCTACCCTAGGATGGCTCCTAGGGCTGGATACATCGTCCTACCAGGATGGTGGACTCCGTAACCCAATGGCGTTTTGGAAGATTCCTTGGCCTATTCAGATTAATTTTAACAGATTATTCTGGACTGTGCTACAGCGGGTGAGCCCGGGCTACTTTGCATACTCACAAGAGGTACCTGATTTACTCAAGGTGCCCCCTTCTGGGACAGTAGAGCAGCTTAGGGCAAGACGTCATTTCAAACGTAAATTCTGGTTCGGTTACGAATCAGATTTGCGGATGGCATTGAGCAAAATTGCTCAGTGGCAGGACTTGACGTATGATAGTAATGAGCAACTCAAAAGAGTTGGTGACATTAATTGGAATCGAGAGATACTTAGTACAGACTACGTAGATCGCACGTTGGCGATTTACGGTAAGGTGATGGAGATACTCCATCCCCCTACGCCTGACCAGGATACCTCTTTATCCTTAACTATCCACAAGCTTCCTTCCGCGATGGATGAACTCCATCGTGCTATCGTAAAAAATAGGTTCGAAGACGTGAGCGCTGTTGACAGTCAGTTAAAACTGTTATATAGACTTAGAAACCAG